GTTACTGCTAATGCCAGCTACAGTTGTCACATTGGCACTAATCCCTGCAACAGTATTGATATTAGTGTTATTGCCTGCCACTGTAGTTACGTTAGATGCAATGTTGGCAACAGTAGGAACGCTAGATGCTACACCAGCAACAGTAGTTACATTACTACTTATGCCTGCAACTGTATTTACATTGGCAATACTACCCGCAACAGTTGTTACCTCTGTTGCCTTTGGTACAAGCCTATGAAATGTATAGGTATTTAGTGTTGTAGTAGTTTCTAATATCATTCCAAAGCCAGCAGCAAACGTAGTGCTTGCTGTAGCTCCTGTAATTGTTACAGTAGAGTTTCCTATAGTTCCGTTAGCAATAGTAAAAGTACCACTACCATTAGAAGTATAAGCTGTACTGAGACCTTTAATACTAACTAAAGTACCAACACCATTATTTATATCTGGGTTTGCATTAGGAAAGCTTAGTTCATTTGCTATCGGTACAAAACCACCAACATCATCTACTAGATCTACTATCCTTGCATCTATAGCTGCTGTAGTAGCAATCTTATTATCAGCAGCAGTCCAAGTTTCACCTGACTGTATTTCTTCTAAACTTCCTACGTTATAGAATCTTGCATCTGCTTCTGCTTCTGTATAGTACCTACTATCTAATTGTCCATTGTTTAATTCTGTCTCTGTAAAATATCTGTTATCAAGTTGACCATTATTCAGTTCTGTTTCTGTAAAGTATCTATTGTCTAATTGACCAGCATCTAATTCTGTTTCCGTATAATATCTACCATCTAAAGTACCACTAGCTATATCTTCATTTATTATCGTTCCATTTACTATATTGGCACTAGTTATAGTTATATCTGTAGGTAAAGCACCTCCTCCTAATTTTGCAAGACCAACAGAATCATTTAATAACTTACTTCCATTTATATTTGCAGAAGAATTTATATCAGCATCAACAATAGTATTGTTAGTAATCATTGTTGAATTAACTGTACCTGTATCAGCAGAAGTAATTACTGTACCTGTTATGTCAGGAAAGGTAATAGTTCTATCAGCAGTAGGGTTTGTAACTGTTAAAGTTGTTTCATTTGCATCATCACTACTACCTTCAAAACTAATAGAACCTGTTAATGTCGTAGAACCATCCCTTTTAAATAAGTCATTATTAACAATATCTACAAACTCTTGTAAACCAAATAATATTTGATCGCTGTTTGTATCTAAATCTGATTCTGTTAAAACACTTCCATCTTCAAAATCTACTTTTTTTACACTTATATCTGTATCTCTTTGAAATTTTACAGCAACACCATTACCAGGTGTATTGCCACTCGTAAACGTAACTGTTGATCCGCTAATAGTATAATGTGTACCTAATGTTTTTAATACTCCTCCTACCGTTACGTCAATCTCATTATTTGCCAAAAAAGCAAAAGATATAGCAAAATTATTTGTACTTCCGTTACCAGTATGATTGGTAAATGATGCTGCGGTATTAGTAGCCATTAGACAGTCCTAAGTAAATCTTCTAATCCACTAATGTTCTGTACACTAGCGTTGGTTGATTGCTCGTTCATAATACGCATACGTTCACGATTATTACCAGCTTCAACCCTATCATAAAAGTCATCTGATAAAAGTCCACGTTTTCTATCTATTAATACATTTACTGCCTGTTCTTTATATGCTCTATATAGTTGATTTATCATATTATTCATATACCTTCTTTGTTGATTTTGAAATTCTACATATGCTTCATTATCAGGGAATCTCTCATCTTGTGGTGTATTAAATGCTTTCATAAAAGACTTAAACTCTCTTGTTTGCTGTAATTTATAAAATGCCTGGTTAAATTGTAAATTATTTCCAAAGGGTGTATCTATCTTAATACTTGCAGTTAAATTCTGTAATGTATGTAATTCTTTATTTTTTAAATTTACATTACTTACAACCGTACTACTATTCTCACTTAAGACATCTGATACAGGTACTAATTTTAAATCGTATTTCTTTAATAATATTTGATTAGGATCTGAACTACTTTGACTATATCTAACACCACCAACAAAAGGTATCGTTCCAAAATTTTCAAAAGGTAAACCAGTTAAAGGATCTAATCTAGGTGCTAAATCGTTATTAACTGTGTGCATAATCATAGTGCCTAATATGTCTAATGAGTTCATTAAAAATGGTTTACGTTTTGTCTTTAAACTTCCTAAATCATTACCTTTAAACATATAAAAATCTTCTTCATAATTACCAGCATCTACTTTACTTATTTCTTGTGGATCTAATTCACCTTTTTCTATACCCATACCTTTACCAATAAATTTACCATTCTCATATACTTGACCTAATGTAGATGTCCAATCTTCACCTCTAGCTCTACGTAAACTTTTTCTAAGACCTATAGGATAAGCTCTAATTGCTGCTAAATAGTTTGCAGGTTGTCGTAACCATGATTCTAATTTTCCTGGATTATTCATTAATTCAAATAAATTTCCAACACTTTGTATAAAGTATTTATTACTTAAATTATTACCTACTAAAACACGTAAAGTTGCTGCTAAATTTTTATCATCTTCTTCTCCTTGAAACTTGCTTACATTTGCAAAGTCAGCAGACACCATAAGTAATGATGCTACTGGTTCTAACCTAGAAATAAAATCTATATATACATACTGCGGTGAACCATCTTCATTTCTTACCACTTCACCAAACACACCATTTGTACGTTTTAAAAATCTAATACTATAAGGTAATTCTCTAAAGCCATATTGGTTCTGCCTACGTTTATCAGGATTAAATGTAGTACCACCTCCTATAAGTGCTATAGGTGCTTCTGGATTGTTTGCTGCCATTGCTAAACTAACAAAAGATCCTATTAATAATCCACCTGTAATACTTTCACCATTAGCTCTCATTCTTGTAGCCATATCAGGACTAATTAATCTGTCATTATGTTCAGCCATTAGCCTTCCAATAGTACGGTTCATTTGTGGCTGACCTGGTATAACAACACCAGGAGCTCTTCTAATAACACTCTTACCTATATTTACTGGTGTAGTAACGAAAGGTGCTATAGGTTTCATTGCTGGATGCTTCATTATCCTTGCTACATCACTTGTAAATTGTCCACCACCTAAACCTGTAATACCATTACCACCTATTTGTGAAGTAAAAGTTTTATCTTGTGCAAAATCTATACCTCTTAAATATGCTTCTAAAATATCTTTATTCTTTTTATCTGTACTAAATTTATGTTTTTCTACAATATCAAAAACTTTTTCTGTTTTATGTTGTATATATTTTTGCATTTCCTTACCACTTAAACCTTGTCTATAAGCCTGTTCATAAAACTCTCCTGTTACATGGCTTCTAAATGCAACGTTCTTTATAAGCTCATCACCTGCTATTAAAAACCTAGAAGGTAATCTTAATACAGAGCCTATTAAATTAATACTTGCTAATAATGGATTGCTCATTTCATTGTCAAACTGCATAGCATATCTATTTCGACCTCTCATTCCATCTTGCAAGCCAAGCATATGATGAGGATCAATAATACTTTCACCACCTTGTAATGCTTTAGCTGCTAATCTAAAACTTTGATCTAATGTAGA